GATTTCATATACCATAAGAATCCTGTTGCACCATTTTCAGTAGTTACTTCAATCCATCCAATTTGAGCCATATCAGAACCAGATACTGCGTAACGGTCTTTTATGATAATTGGAGAGTTAGAGAAAATCTGATCATCAGCTTCAAGTTGCCCTTGCATTCCAACAGATCCTTTTTGGAACTCTGAACCATAAATAAATAAAGAACATACTACTGCTGCTGCAACTGCTTGTCCACCTGCTTCATAATAAGCTACATCAATTGTTCCTGCTGCTGTATCAACTGCAGTTACAATAGCTTTATTGCTTAGTACTGAATTTGCTGTACTATCAGACAACATAATTGTTTGACCAACACGAACCGCAATAGAACCAGCTCCTGGTACTAAAGCATCTCCAATTGTTAGTGTTGCTGTATCTGCTGCTGCTGCTGCTGCTGAAGTTACATTTGTATACTTCGTGTGTAATCTACCTTGTTCTGCCCATTTAATTAAATCTGAGTTAGAAGGCATTTCAGCGCCTACCATTCTTAAGAATGATGCTACTGTTCTGTTTCCATAACGTTCAAATTCCTTCTCATAAGTATCTGGAAGATACTGATTTAAGAAATCAAAGTTAGTAATGTAATTTGTCTGTAATAAGACTTGTTCTGAGCTTGGCTGTAAGTCAAACCCTGGTACTGCATCTACTGCCATAATTTTTGTTTTTAAATTTTAAACTTTTATTTTTTACTTCTAATTTTTAATCCTCTACCGCTTGTATCTGAAATTTGTCTAGCTTTAAAGCCACCTTCTCCAATCACTTGGGGAGTTTTTCTCATTGACATGTTAACGTTTTTACTTTTTTTGCTAACGTCACCAATTGCATCTGACTTCCCTTGTTCGTAAAAATAATTAGCAAATCGTTGAGGATCCATTGCAGCACTTAATGCTGTATGCCATCCTTTTGCGTCTTTAATTAAACCATCATCACCAACATATTTGCCAATAAAATTGTTTAAATCGCTTTGCTTAGACCTCATTTCAGCAGCATCACCATAAGAATAATTTACATTTTTATCTCCTACATTGAACTCAAAACCTTTGAACTCAGAATTAAAAATTTCATTTGTTTGTTTTTGAAAAAACTCACCTTTTCTTTTAGCAACTTCTTCAGCTGACTTTGAATTTTCTATATAACTCTTATAAGCCTGCATGTCTTTAAGTTGTTCTTCAGAAAGAGAATTCCCACTTGACTCAAGAGGAACCCTGTATTTTTCTTTAAACTCATTAAGATATGTTTTCGCTTTTGAAAGTTCTCTTTTTTTAGCAATATTCTTTTTCTTTATATCGTTTTCATCATCTAAATCTTCGTCATATGAAAACTTTTCATCTATTAAATAATGAATATCTTCACTATCTAAATCTGATTCTGTTAAAGAATAGTACTCTGCTAATACTTGATCTTCACTTAATTCATCGTAATTTTTATTTACTTTTACGAAATCTTCAAATCCTCGACCTGTATTTTTTTTATAATCTAAATACTTAGAAACATCTTCAGGTAAATCTTTTGTTTGCTCTCTTTCAACAAACAGATCATCTACAGAAGATATATCTTTATTATATCTACTTTTAATATATGAAAGAACATCTTCGTCTTTTAACCCTACTTCTTCATTTATGGGTTCTTCAACTACTTCATTTACACTTGTATTTTCAACAGGAGTATTTTCTACCTCTGTTAATTCTTCATCATGTTTTTTTAATAGTTTTTCTTCTACTTCCTGAACAGACTTTTCTGCTATAGGATTTACTTCTTTTACTTTAAATTCCATTTGATTTGATTTTTTACAAAGTTACTATATAATTATAATTGATTTTTAAGGCTATCTTGGCTCAAACTCTGCTAAATCAAAACCATCTAAGCTATCTTCATTAGATTCAAAACTTACTGATGGTAAGTTGTTTTTTCTTTGTTCTATTAATTTAGATTGTTCTGTATTGGCTTGAGATATTCTGTCAGCTTTAGCACTTTCCCTTTCACCCTCTCTTTTCTGTAAACCTTCTTGTTGCATTTTAGCCAAATCAACATCTACTCCTTTTAATTTCATTTGTAATGAAAATTCAAGATTCATTAACTCAGCTTTAATCGCAGCCTCACCTTGCATTTTTTTAACAGAAAAACTCATCTTAGCTTCTTCTAATTGAATTAAAGCTTGTTGTTCCATTTGGAATTGCTGCATCTTAGCTTGTGCTGCCATCTGCTGTGACTGCTGATTTATCTGAGCTTGCTGTTGAGCAGCAGCTGCTTTTTCTTCTTGCTCCCTATCTTGTTTAGCTATTCTTTTTAATTTTAATATTTGATTAGCTAATTTTAAGTTTCTTATTTCTCTAATATCTATTGCATCTTCTAAATTTATAGAATCTCTTTGTAAAGCCATTTGAATGTTTTGTTCTAACATTTTTCTTTCCTCTTCATCTGGCTCAATTTCTATAAATATTCCAAAGTCACTTAAATATAACTTGCTTATTTCTTCTAAAATACCTACATTAAACTTTCCTATTTGATTTACAAACTCTTCCTTAAAATCAGAATACTCTAAAACATCAGCAATTCTACTTGATAAAGCAGTACAAAGTCTTTGACTTAATTGAAGACCTGCATCTAATATATGTCTTGTTGCTGTATTACTACTTAATGCTGCTAATTTTTGTAAACCAACTAAAGAATAAGAGTCAGGAGTTGCTCCATCTCTTGCTTCATTTAACCCGGTTACATCACGCAACATTTGCATATAGTGATTATATGTACCAACTAAACTTTGAATTTTTCCTTGACCTGAACTACTATTTAATTGTTGTATAGGAACTTTTGCTTGATTATAATCTCCATCTTGAGTATAGCTTCTACCAATAACACTACCTGTTTGAAAAAACATTCGTAATGCATCCTCTGGGTTATAAGCTTGACCAGTTCCTAAATCTACTTCATTTAATCCATCTGCATCTATAAAAACACCATCTGGAACAATTCTAGATATAACTTGTTGTAGTTTTAAATGAGTAACCTGAATTAAATCAGCAAACGTAATCATACGTCTTGTTAATGATTCAAAAACACCTTTATACATTCTAGGTGCGCATGCTATGTATTCTGGATAAACTTCTTGAGATGCAGATTGTGGTCTAGCCATGTTTTCAGCCATTTCCCATTTTAAAAGTATACTAGTACCCATTACCATTACACCTTCATACCATACATCTATAGTTTTAGAAACTTTAGTGAACTTACCTTCTTCCTGCATTTCTTCTGTAGGATTAAAAGTATCTTCTTTTTCTATTACTCTTTCTGCTCCAACTGAGTTTACTTTTTTCTTATAAGTAAAAGTGTGTGTTGTTTTGTAATTAAAAAACAATACGGTAGCACTATCCTTACTAAATAAACTATTATTGTAATATTGAGCTGTATTATTATAATCGTACCAACTTTGACTATATTTAGATATCTCATCCATATCCTGTCTTGTTAGACTAGGATCTATTTTTTTTAATTCTGTAATTGGAAGTGTTTTAATTTCACCCCAATAAAAACAATCTTGAAAATGAGGGTCTTCAGTATAGCTATAAACCACATTAGCAGGGTCAACATATTCTATTGATATTCCCGAACCTGGTTTAAATGTATTTTTACATATTGAAACACCTAATACAGTTTGATCATAGTATAATTGTTTTTGTATTTCGTAATATCTATTTTCAGATAAAACAGTATTTATTGCTTCTTCTTCAGCTATTTCAATAGAAGGCTTATATTTTAACTGCATATGTAATGCTAACTCTTCTGAAGAATTTGGAACTTCTTGTTCGGAAGTTGCAAAGGTATTTATACCTAAAGAATCTTGAACCTGTTTCATAACAGGTTTTGCTAACATATCTTTTTCTAAAGAAACTTGATATTCACTTCTTTTTTCAAGTGACATTCCATCTTGAGCATAAGCGTTTATCTTAAACACTCTGTCAGCCATTCCGTTAACAACAATGTCTACAAATTTTGGTATAATAGGAACAGGAGTCCAGTCCAAATTTAAATAACTTAAATCTCCATCTACTGCAAGTTCATTTTTGTACTTAGCAATTGACTGTTCTCCACGAGCATATAATCTTAATCTATGGAAATCTGCCCATTGATTATAGAATCTACTTTGTCCACCATCTTTTCTGAACCATTCGTATTGAATAGCTTGTCCTATTTGTAATCCAAACTCTAAAGAATCCTTTTCTTTGTCTGAAACAAATTGACTAGGAAATCCTGTTGGATTTAACGTGATTTTTACATCCTCCATTTATTGTATAATTTGGCTATAACTTCCCTTGTTGTCATATCTTGCAAAGTTAAGTTTTATTTTTGATTTCCTTTTAATGGGTTGATACAGGTTCTTTTGTGTAGCCATTATAGCTAAACCCGAACTAATTGATGCATCAAATTTTGTTC